TGTTTGGTAAACTTGACAGTAACAATGCTTTAGCGTTTTAGGAGAGTTTTATGGCTGGTGCTGGGTACCGTACTTTTGCAAGCGGTGAGGTTCTCACCTCGGTAAATGTGCAGACTTATTTGATGGATCAGGCTATCCCTGTGTTTGCTAGTTCGACTGCTCGGGATGCTGCGATCACTTCCCCTGCGGAGGGGCAGTTTGCTTTCTTGAAGGACACGGACGCGTTTCAGGTTTACACTGGGAGTGCGTGGATTGCTGCGGGTGGCGCTAGCGTAGGTTTTGAAACTAACTTTCTACTCATGGGAGCATAATAATGGCAACATCATATAAATCACTTGGTCAGTTGGATTTGACTACGACTTCGCTGACGGACTTATACACCTGTCCTGCCTCGACTGAGACGGTTGTCAGCACGGTTATCATTGCTAACCGGACTGCGAGCGCAACAACTTTCCGCCTGGCTATCCGTGTGGATGGGGATGCGATTTCTAATCAGCATTACATTGCTTATGATGTGCCGGTGGCTGCGAACGACTCCACGACTTTGACTTTGGGTATCACGATGTTGGCTACCGATGTGATGACGGTGAGCGCTGGGGATGCTGACGCTTTGAGCATCAATGCTTTCGGTGCTGAAGTAACAGTTTAGGGGTTGTTGTGGCTGTAACAAGTATGAGCCAGAGTTCCATAAGGGACTTCAAGAAACTTAATCGTATGTCTGGCGCTTTAGGCTTGGCACCGTTTGACTGTGAGTATGTTGTTATTGCAGGTGGCGGTGGCGGTGGTGCCACAGACTTTAACAACGGTTCGCCAGGCTCTGATAGCGTATTTTATTTAACAACTTCTACCGGTGGCGGTTACGGTTCGGTTGGTGGAACTACCGCGGTTCGCAATGGTGGTGCTGGCGGTTCGGGTGGTGGTGGTGGTGGCTCTACGGGTACGGGTGGCGCTGGTACGTTTGCGCAGGGATACCAGGGGCGTAACGCTGGCGGGGCCACGGGTAACGGCGGTGGTGGTGGTGGTGCCGGTGCTACAGGTGGGACAGTTACTATGACGGGTGGTGCGGGAGTTTCCTCGTCTGTAACAGGTTCAAGCACTGGTCGCGCAGGTGGCGGTGGTGGCGGTGACCTTGATGGCACCTCGGCGGGAGCTGGTGCTGACGGTGGTGGAAACGGTGGCAACACAAGCTCGGCAGGTTCGGCAGGTACAGCGAACACCGGTGGCGGTGGAGGTGGCGCTGGAGGTAGACCAGCTGGTGGCCGTAATGCTGCTGCTGGTGGCGGTGCTGGAGGCTATCGTTCTAACGTTTCTGGTGAAAACTCTGGCGGTGGCGCTACTGCTGAGTCAAGGCTAAACTTGCCTGCTGGTACGTTTACGGTAACGGTTGGGGCTGGTGGAAATGGGGGAGTCCCTGGAGATTATGCGGGCGGTAACGGTGGTTCCGGTGTTGTTATCTTTGCGGTTCAAGCTCGGGCTATTGTGACATTTTCGGGCGGTGTGACGCAGACCAGCGCGCCCGTTGGTTCTAATACGGTTTACACCGTGACAGCTACTTCTACAACTGAAGAAACGGTGACTATCTCATGAGCCACTTTGCAAAACTAGACGAAAACAACCTGGTGACTTTTGTGACTGTGGGCAGGCAGGAAGATGACGGGCTAGAGGAAGAACTCAACGCCCGTACCGGCGATGTGTACCGGCAGACTTCGTACAACACTTCCGGCGGGGTTCACTACACGGATGGGGTGCCAAGCGAAGACCAGTCCAAAGCGCTCAGGTTCAACTATGCGGGAATCGGGTTCACGTACGATGAAAATCGCGATGCCTTCATTCCTCCACAACCATACGCTTCGTGGGTACTCGATGAGGCAACCTCCTTGTGGGTGGCACCTATCGCCTACCCTGCTGAGGGTGTACATGTTTGGGATGAAGAAACTGGTGACTGGGTTGAGGTGCAGGATGAAACTCCGTAACCCTTGGCCTGCCGGGTACACAATCAACAAGAGAAGCCCCTACGGGAACCGTGTAGATCCGTTCACCGGCCAAACCCGTTTTCATGGAGGTGTTGATGTAGGGGGCAGATTCCGGGTGGGGGCAGCAGCTGATGGTGTTGTCAAACTTGTGGGCAGAAATTATGCTGACCTTACTGATGGGCAAAAACGTGTGCAAGGCGGTGGTAATACTGTCCTGATAGACCACGGCGGGATTGTTACCGTTTATTATCACGGCGAGCATCAAAGCGCGTTAGTGGTGGGTAACACAATCCGCGAAGGACAGTTCATTTTTATGTCAGGAAATACGGGCAGGTCTACAGCCAACCATTTGCACTTCGAGGTCAGGGGGGCGGATGGAAAGATGGGAAATACGCGAAATCCAGAATTATATTTGAACGGAAGGAACACAGAAGCTGTGCTAGAAATTACGGGAAAGTTCGACATTTTTACGTGGAAAGCTTGGCAGACTGCTCTCAAAGATTTTGGTCTTTACAAAGGGGAAATAGATGGTCTTCCAGGACCCCAGACTTACACAGCCATTCAGATTTGGGCAGGCTCTAACCCCACAGGGAAGCTCAACGATGCAACCAAAAGAGCTGTGCAAAGAAGGCTAGGTGTCGAAGACGACGCTATTTGGGGGGTTGATACAGTCAGCGAACTACAGAAAGAACTGTTACAAGGACTCGCGGGGCTTATTGTCGAAGAGATTGTCCCTGTCATTGTCCCTGTCATTGTCCCAAAACCCGTAGCCCCAGAACCAGTGATTGTGGGGCCAGAACCGATTGTGCCCCCTGTTATTGTCCCTCCCGTTGTCCCTCCCGTTGTCCCACTCACTGTCCCTAAAGAAAAGGAACCCGAAATGAGCGAATTTACGTACACCCTTAAGAACCTTCAGGTCTATGCCAAAGCAATCGTGGCAGGGGTTGGAGGCATCCTCGTAGCTATTAGTAGCTTGGGGGCAGAAACAGGAATAGATATTGTTCCTGCTGAAGCTCAGCCTTGGCTTACTTTCTTCCTAGCCGCCCTCACAGCTTTTGCTACATGGGCTATCCCGAACAAGGTTTCCGACAAGGAATAGCAAGAAAGGGAAAAGGCCCCCAATTACGGGGGCTTTTTTCTATTCGCAACTATCGCAGTTGAGGGCATCCTGTGGATTGATGCTACACACGTACCCGTCAATAATTTCTGTCTCATTCATAAAAACTCCGTTCCACGCTAAGCTACCTTTGAGAGATTCCAGACTACAACAAAAACGCTTAGGAGGTTTCTATGTCTATGTTGTCGGATGACCCAGAAACGAGAAGTTTTGGGCAAGACGAGAACCCGAAACCGTCTGCCCAGGCGGTAGAGGATTTTCACGAGAACAGCGATCTGGATTCTCGCCCCGAAGCACAGCATCACACGTTGGGGGCCGGTCCCGGACAGTCCTCCCCTGGTGACCACATTCACGATGGCGGGGACTCGGAGCTCTTGCTACTCAGCGAAACTATTTCTGGTTCGCGGGCGACTGATGCTTGGAGATTGTCGGTGAACGCCATTCTTGTGCGTCTCGGAGCTACCGATAATTCGACAGCCTAATGTCCTATAAAAAAAGACAGCCGACAGCGGCAGAGCTTTTACAGCTCGCTATTGCTGAGCTAGACCAGAGTGTGCATCAGCCGAACATTCTGAACTATGGGGAGAAAGAGTACCCGGAGCAGTTACGGTTTCACAAGTCTGATGCTTTGGGCAGGTACTTGTCCGGGGGAAACCGTGGCGGCAAAACTTCAGCAATTGTTGTGGAAGCTATCTGGTGGGCCACTAATACCCACCCCTTTTTGACGCGCCCCGCTTCTTGGGGGTCTGGACCTCTAAAACTTAGGTTTGTCGTGGTGGACGTGGCTAAAGGTATTGAACAAATTATTCTTACAGAAATGAAGCGGTGGGTTCCTCGCTCGTATCTGATCGATGGGGACTGGTCTAAAAGCTGGGACAACAGTAACTACATTCTGACGTTCGAGAATGGCTCCACCATCGACTTCGTGACCTGGGGCATGGACATGCTAAAACTGGGCGGGGTGGCACGACACGCACTTTTCTTCGATGAGGAACCGCCTCAAAACATTTTCAATGAGTCCATGATGCGCTTGCTCGACTATAAAGGATTTTGGGTTATAGCAGCTACTCCTTCTCGGGGCATGGGATGGACATTCGACCTGCTGTGGGAGCCCGCGTTAGAGGGTAAAGAAGCGCGTATTGATACTTTTACTTTGTCAGCGGAGCAGAACCCGTACAACGAAGCAAATTCAGATGATATGAACTTTTACACAATGGGTATGGATAAAGAAGAGAGGGCTATCCGTGAAAAAGGTGATTGGGTTGCTCGTAGTGGTCTTGTGTTCCCTACTTTTAGCCAAAATCTGGACCAACATCTCGTAGATTTCAATGCCTCAGATATTCCTAAAAGTTGGGCTGTGTATGCCTCTGTCGATCATGGGCTGAACAACCCGACTGCGTGGCTATGGCACGCTGTTTCTCCTGACGGAGACATTGTGACGTTTGCCGAGCATTATCAGGCAGAAATGGTGGTGTCGGAGCACGCCCAGATTGTGAAGCAACGTGAACTTAGTTGGGGGTTCAAACCTGATTCTGTGGAGCGTATGGGGGACCCTGCCATGCGGCAGCGCAACGGTATAACGGGCACTTCCATTATTCAGGAATACGCTCTGCATGGCGTGTACGTGAACGTCGAAGGTATCCCTCACGATGTAATGATTGGCATTGAGAAGATGCAAGCCTACATGAGGTTCCGTGACGACACTCGCTGGGGTAAAAACCGCCCTAAATGGGTTGTGGGGCGTAATTGTCCTAACCTTATTCGTGAGATGAAAAAACTGCGGTGGGCAACGTACAGTTCCGACAAAATGGCTTACTCCATGAACAAGCAAGAAGTTATCCACAAGAAGGACGACCATGCAGCGGATTCGGTACGCTATTTCGCCACAACCCGCCCTGATTTGACCCCTTTTGTAGAATCTGCTGGCCCCGACGACCCTCCGACTACGCTAAGGTATGAGGAGTTGTTATTGAGGATGCGTGAAGACCCCACAGTGGAGTTTGCAGAAGATAGAGCAATGCAGGACGACGAAGTTACCGTTATAGGAGGGTATTACTAATGACAAGTAGATTTACTGTAGTCACAGCTCCCGCGCAGAGCCCTGGGGTGTGTTACATCACTCGAACTGCTGTCGGACCATTTATTGACACAGGTATTGACATGAGCACGACAGTAATTGATCGTGGGCGGCTATACCTCGCAGTAGACGTTATCCGTGAGATGGCTCAGATTGCAGGGCTTTTTGACGAAGGAAAGCCTGTTTCCGTAGAATTACAAGAAAAACAGTGGTATGACCGTGGCTACAACGAAGCAATTAAGGAGCTAAAAAGCGATGCTATCAATAATTATGTTCAGCGTGTTTTCATTGATTCTTCTAGCGATGCTGGTGATGCAGAATCTGTGGCACCAGAAAGTAGTGGAGAGCATGATGGCCCGGCAAGCAGTGATTTTGAACGCTCAGACGAAGGAGAGCACGAAAGCTCTGAAATTGATGACGGACTTGAACGAGAAAGCGCAAGCGTTGATAGCCTCGGGGGACCCGTTAGTGTATCAACAAATCCAAGCGATGAGTCAAGGTTTAGATTATAGTGGTGTCCGTGACTACGATCCGTCTGACGAAGCGGAGATTGAAAAAATCACTAAAAGAAACAGCAACTTATCCGCGGGAGAAGATGTAGATGCCCAAGAATTCCGAGAGTTACAAGCAGAATTCGGCTGAGCCTAACCAAGGCTCCACGATAACTAAGCTCCCTGACGGGGAGATAAACATAGAGAAATATCGGGAAAGCCAAGATGCTAAAAAGCTTGTTTCTTGGGTAAAATCTGAGTGGTCTAAAGCTAAGACTGCTCGTAGCCAGAAACAGAACCAGTGGTTCAATAACATGTCTATGTTTTATGGGCACCACTGGTTAGAGAAAACTCAGAGCAACCTTCCTACCGGGTACGGGGATAAGTACCATACCCCTAGAAAACCTTATTACCACGAGCGTAAAACAATCAACCGTATTAGGTCTTATGTGCGCTGGGAAATGTCGAAGATGTTGTCGTCTTTCCCTACAGCCCAGGCTATTCCTTCGTCTTCGGAAGATCAGGACCAAAGAGCCGCTTACGCTGCCGAGCAAGCATGGACTTCTATTAGCGAGGCGAAAAAACTTCGCCAGCATTTGTCCCGGACAATGTGGTGGGCCATTGTTACAGGCAACGGTTTTTTGAAGACGCATTGGGACCCTTACTGCAAAGACCGGCTTTCTGGCGGTATGGGAGACATCAAATACGGAACGGTCACCCCGTTTCACCTTTACGTTCCCGACCTGCGTGAACAGGACATCGAAGACCAGCCTTTCGTCATCAACGCTTACACGAAGACTGTCGAATGGGCTGAGTACTACTTTGCTAAAGAACTCAATGGCATCAAGTTAGCTCCGAGCACTTCTAGTGCCAACACCATTCTTGAAGAATCTCACCTAAACCTGGGGGCTACCAACGAGCCCGATAGTGTCATCGTCTACGAAACGTGGGTAAAGCCGGGAGCTCACAAGCTTCTCCCTGAAGGCGGGGTCATTATCAGCATTGATGACATTCTCATCAGTTGCTACAAAAACGGTTTCCCTTACGGGCATGGGATGTACCCGTTCACGAAGTTTGAGCACATCCCTACTGCTACGTTCTACGCTGACAGCCCTATCGTGGACCTCACACAGTTGCAGAGAGAATACAACGGGTTACGTTCAGAGATTTCTGAAGCAGGACGACGCATGGCTAAGCCCCAGCTTATTTCGCCTCTTGGCTCCATTGTCCCCTCTAAGCTGACAAACGAGCCTGGCCTGGTAATCGAGTACAAACCGGGTATGCCCCCTCCCCAACATCTTCCGATGTCTCCTTTGCCCCAGTATTACTTGGATCAGCAGGACCGTATTTTGAATGACTGGATCGATATTTCTGGCGAGCGCGAAGTGTCGAGAGGCACCACCCCTCCCGGCGTTACTTCTGGTACTGCTATCTCGTATCTACAGGAAGCTTCTAACCAGTATTTGACTCCTCAGTACCAGAGCATTGAGGCGGGCGTGGAAAAGATTGCCACCCAAACAATTGAACTGTTTGTACAGTATGTGGATTTGCCTCGTAAGATTCGCACTATCGGTGCTGATGGGGCTTTCGACACAATGCTCCTTCAAGGTTCAGATATTGCTTCCGGGACAGACATTCGTATCGAGCCGGGTTCTAGTTACGCAAAATCGAAAGCTGCCCAAGAAGCTCGGGTCATGGATATGTTTGCTGTCGGCATTATCGACCAGCCTGCGGCTTCTCGGATGCTTGAGATTGGTGGAGTCCAGAAAATTATGGACACTATGAAGGTTGCGGAGAGCAAAGCTCAGCGTGAGAACATCAAAATGAAGATGTTGAAGCCCGAACAACTTGAGGAAGCTAAACAGGAAGCTATACAACAAATAATGCAGCGACTTGAGCTTGCTGCTCAAGAAGACCCGTCAATTATGGAAGACCCAGAACTTCAGCAGATGCTACAGCAACTACCAGACTTGCCTGCCCCGCTAATTATTCCTGTCGCTGATTTTGACGTACACGAAGTACACATCGACACTCACAACAAATTCCGTATGTCCCAAGAATACGAAATTCTGCCCGAAGAACTGAAACAGCAGTTTACTGAGCATGTACGTAAGCACGAAGCTGCTGTACAGCTAAAACAGATGCAACAGTTCCTTCAAACTATTCCTGGGGATGGTACGGAGGATGGTGGCCTGCCCGGTAGTACAGGAAACATGGAAGTCCAGATAGGTGGTCCCCAGCAGGGTCCTGGTGCTAGTATGGCACCCAACGGAGCTGTACCCGATATGGCCCCTGAACCCCCTCAAGGAGTATAAAATGGCAGATTTTGATAACATTGCCGGTCCGGTGCCTCAGTTAGTGTACCGGCCCACTCGAAACTATGGTCGTAAGACTGTCGCGCAGCTAAAAACTGAGATACAGGTTATCGACGCAACTACATACACAGACGCTGAAGTCCTTAAAATGACGTACAACGATCTAACGTATGCGATTCACGCACTCTCCTAACTAAATACAGTAGACTAAACCAAAATGCTAGGGCCTCACTGGGAGGTACGGCGACAAGGAGTACAAAATGGACGACCTTACAGGTACAGAGACAGAAGCAGACACCTCGGCAGAGGATGTGGAGTCTTCAGGGCTTGTGGACACGGCGGAAACATCTAACGAAGGTGAAACTTCAAAAGGAAACCCCGCCTGGGAACCCATACGTACAAAACTCGATCCCATTAGTTTCCATAACATCGAGGAAGACCTTAAAGGTTTTGATAAGAGCGCGGAATCTCGTATCTCTTCTCTCAACCAGCAACTCAAAGGTTATTCTGATCTTGGGACTCCTGAGCAATTGCAGAACTATTCTAATATCGCTCAGAGACTCGATACAGAACCCGAAGTTATCTATAATGCTTTAGGTGAATTCCTGAAGCAAAATGGTCGTTTACCGCAGAACGAAAAAGAAATGAAAGAAGCGGTAGACGAAGAGGAAACTTCAAACGAAGGTGAAGAAACATACTCTGACCCGCGTTATGACCAGTTGGCGCAGCAGCAACAGCAACAGCAGCAGCAACAACAGCAGATGCAGGATTTCCTCGACAATCAACAAGAGGAAAAAACTCAGAGGGAAGCAGATTTATCTCTCGAACGGGAAATTAGCGAACTCAAGCAAACGCACCCCGACTTTTCGGAGGAGGACGTGCGGGAAGTTTTAATGCGGGCGGCATTTCAGCTTCAGAGCAAAGGTAAAGCAGGCAAATTGTCTGACATTGCTCTTGAGTACGTTGATAAAACAGTTAATCGAATTCGCGCAGTACCGCGCCCAGGAGATTCCGCCCCAAAATTGCTTCCCACCTCGGGGGGCACACCTGGTAGTTCACAGGCTAAACCGCTTGGAAAACTGACGAGAAGTGAGACGCAAAATCTCATCGCTAGTCAGATTGAACAAAGCCGGTAATTTAAGGTTTGATCTCCTTTCTATCTAGAAAGGAAATAAAATGGCAGCAACGCTCACTTCTATCGAGTCTTATATGAAGGAGGTATACGTTGGTCGCATCCGCGAGCAGTTGAACGACGAAATTGTCGCTCTTAAACGTATTACTCGTTCAGGCTCGGGTGTCACCAGTGAGGTTGGTGGGAAGTATGTAACTTTCCCCATCCACACTCGTCGTAACAGTGGTATCGGTTCTCGTTTTGAGAACGAAGCACTGCCTATCCCCGGTCAGCAAGGGCACGCGGCAGCGCGTGTTGGTCTCAAGTATGCCTATGGCGGGATGCAGCTGACTGGTCAGGCCATCGCACTTTCCGACACTGATGCTAAAGCTTTTGCTAAAGCATTGGATAACGAAGTCGAAGGTTTGAAGAACGACCTCAAGAAAGACATGAACCGTCAGATTTATGGCTCGGGTAACGGTGCAATTGGCACGGCTACTGGTGCTAACACTGGCGCTGTGGTTCCTGTCACGGATGCTCGCCTGTTCCAGGTTGGCATGGTCGTGGATACTCAGACGGGTAACACGGTGGATAACACAGGGTTGATTGTAGCCTCTGTAGACCTCACCGCTGGTTCCAATACTGTTACGTTCACCACTACCCCCGGTACCGCTACTGCTAACAACGACATCATCGTCCGTAAAGGTTCTGGTGTGTCGGCGGCAGGTAACCGTGAGCTTACTGGTTTGGCAGCGATTATTGCTGCTTCTGGAACGCTTTACAACGTGGACCCCACTGCGGAGCCTGAGTGGAAAGCTACTGTGAACGCTAATGGTGGTACTCCTCGGGCACTGTCGGAAGCCTTGATGATTAGAATGGCAGACGACATTCGTGTTAAGGGGGGTACAACTTCCCTTATCTTGCAGTCGCTTGGTGTTCGTCGTGCGTATTTCAACCTTCTTTCGCAGTTGCGTCAGACGGTGAACACGCAGGAATTCACTGGTGGGTTCTCTGGACTCGCGTTCACTACAGACCGTGGAGAAATCCCTGTTGTAGCTGACCCCGATGCTCCTTTGAGCAAGCAGTGGTTCGTGAACGAAGATGCAATCACTTATTACCGCGATGAGGACTGGCACTTCCTGGACCGTGATGGTTCCATGTGGAAGCAAGTTCGTGACTCTAACGGTGACTACGATGCGTTCTACGCTCGCATGGTCGAGTACCACGAACTTGGTACTGATCGTCGTAACACTCACGGTCTCATCTCAGATATTACTGAGGCGTAGACCCCTAAAGAAATGTCCCGGTTCCCGATTTGGGGGGTCGGGACATTTCTTTGCTCTATTGGGGATTGTTTGACAGACAGGCTAAACTTACGCTATGACTATTTCTTTAGGACAATCTTCTCAAACATGGGACTCTGACCTCAACGAGTTCGTTAGTGACGACCACGTACACATGGCTGACGTGTTACAGGGGCTGAAGCCCACATATTCTTTGGTTTATATTCCTGAAAATCAACGCTCCACCCCGGAAGAAAAACTTAAGCCTTGGGCCATTGTGGATAAGCCCGACAACCTCCCCGAATATGTGGTGCGCTTCCTGTCGGACCAGGACATGAAAGACCCCTATAAAATTATTGCCTGGCTTTTCGATGGTGATGTGGTACGCCACGGACCTGAGAACATTTTGAAGCGTATCGAGTCGGAAGAGAACGCCAAGAAATTGTTGGCAAGCAAGAAAGAAATTGAGGACATGGAAGATAGAATCGACCATGTGCAGTTTTTGGCTTCTGGTGGGCGGGACAAGAAACACACTATCAACCACAACGGGAAGAAGTTTGAACGATGACATACAGTAATCCCACTAAAACGGTAGCCCAGGTGTACGCATACGTGAAACGTGCTTTCGGGGACGAATCCGGTGTGCAGCTAACTGATGATGACATTGTTCGTTGGATCAACGATGCTCAGCATGAGATTGCGGAAGCGGCTGGCGTTATTCCTGCTGTCGCTACAATGTCTGTGACTGCTGGGACACCCACTTATTCTTTGACTTCGGTGACTCCGCTAATCAACTCGGTGGCAAGCATTTCTTTGGATGGTCGCCGGGTAGGGAACATCAATGTTGCTCAAGCGGAAGAAAGCATTTCTTTGAGGGACCCCGATGGGACAATCAATGACCACCCGATGTTTTGGTATAGCTGGGCGGGAAGCATCACTTTCTGGCCTAACCCGGTTCAAAACCACACTATGTCTATA